TTTTCAATATGTTCATTCTGTTTTTTAATATGAGTTTCATTAATAGTGAGGTCCATTTCAAGACCCTTCATCTGATCAGAGATTTTGTTTCTAAATTTACCTACTTCTGTTTTAAGACTAGCATGATATGTTTCATTAGAATTAATTAAAACACTTTGAATTTCTCTAAGATCTTCATGAACAGTCTCTTCTAAAAAATTAAATCTTTTATAATATTTTTCAATATCTTTAGAATAATTTTCTAATTTTTCATTACCACTAATCTCTCTTTTCTTAAAGTCTTTGTAGAGATTGCTATATGTCTTAGAAATAGAATCAATCTCTTCTTTATATTCATCAATTACTGTCTGAAGTTCTTTTATTTTTTCAGCAGTCTTTTCAGTTACATCGCCAGAAATAAAGTCAACTTTTTCCGAAAGAGAATTTACTTTTGAAAGAACTTCCTCTTCTAATTGTTTTACTTCCTCTTCAGATTTAATTTTAGTTTCAATTAAAAGATTATTGTACTTGGGTATCTCAGTCTCTGTAAATACCTTTACTTTTGCATTGAGACTTTCAATAGTTTCTTTATAAGAATCTATCGCATTCTTGATAGTCTCCTCAGTTTTTAATTCTGTTTCAGTAAAAAACTTTCTGTACTTTGGAAGTTCTTCTTCTACTAAATTTTTTACTTCTTTAGTATTTTTTTTAAAATTTTCTTTGACTTCAGAAATAACATCAGTGTTGAGTTTTTCAACCTCTGATAGAGCAGTCGTAACTTCTTTGTTTACATCTGCTCTAATTGTATCTAAATTTTCTTCTACCTTATCTTTAAACTGCCCGAATCTATCATCAACTCTAACCTCAGACTCTGAAATTAGTTTTTTATACTTTGGTACATCAATGCTGAGAAATCCTTCAACAGAAGTTGACAGACCTTTAAAATCTCCTTTGATCTGTTCAACTGTTTCACCGTTGATGGAAGAGATTTTAGATTCAATCTTTAATATTGATTCTTCTACAAAAAGAAGTTGTGCCATCATAGCACTATCTAAATCTTCTTGCTTAATTAAACTTTTTATCTCATCTTTGATAGTATTAACTTCACTTGATACGTTCTCTACCTTTTCTAAATTTTCTCTAAAACTATCAAAGGTGGAAGTGAAATCAGATAATGATTGTATATGATTTAAATTTGATTTAAAAACATCAAATGCTTCTGAAACCTGTTCAATTTTTTCTGGAGACGCAGCAATATACTCCTCTTTTACTTCATCAAGAGGAGTCTTTTTAGTATTTCCAAAAAAATCTGAAGGCTTCTTTAGTGCCACGTTTAATATATCTCCTGTATTTTATTATTTATTGTCCTCTTTTAATCCATGTTTGAGCATTTTTGCTAGATCAGCAGTAGATCCGACAAAGAGAGCATTATTGACTGTGGCTGGACCTTTTGCTTGTTTCTCTTCTTCTACATCTTTTAGTTTTTTCTGTAAATCTAATAATTTATCTGTTGCATCAGCAACATTTTTAATTAATTGACCTGCAACTTCATATGCTCTAGGCATTTCACTTTCTTGAGCAAGTTCAAGAACACCATTCAATGCCTCTTGTCCTTTTTCAATTATACTATATAGATTTCCTCTAGTATATTCATAGTCTTTTTTTATATCATCAGAATTAGATTTTGCAATATCTAATTCCTTCTTAACTACTTCTGCCTTTACAATATCATCTGAAACATTGAAAGTTTCATTAAGATCATCAAAGTTTTTAGTCATTAGATATATCCACCATCAAAACCAAAGTTATCTCCATCTTCAATGAGAGCACTATCTACACCAATTGTACCAACATTTGGTAGAGTTGTTTCTGTATAGTCGATTCCTTTGACATCTGAACCAGCAACGTGTTTTTCTGCTTTTGTGTTATCTCGTCCCCTATCAACTGTAAGTTTATTGCCAGTCTTAGAGCGAACATAGAGTTCTTCATCACCAATAAAGATATATTTGTCTGCTTTAATTCCAGTAGCGTCTGCAACTTCAATAGTTTTTGCTGTTGCTGTAATGTCTGTTGCCAACGTTGTGACAACATTATCAACATAAGACTTAAGTGCTCTTGCAGTAGCAGAATATGTAACTTCTCTTCTTGTATTTGAAGTATCTGTTCCAGTAAGATAACTGACAGTTGCTCTTTTGATAATATCTTTGGACGCAGACTTGGTAGGACCAAATAGATATGTTTTAGCAGTAAATCTTAAAGTATAATATAAAACTCTTCTGGTCGAGAAATCTCCTTCATAATCATCTTGCATCGTAACGCTTTCCAAGACAATTGGAATATCCCTCTTTTCTCTTATTTCATCAACTAACTCAATACTCAAGTTATATGATGGTTGAAAATATGGTAAAATTTGTTCAACAATTTGAAGAGCATCATCATTTAACTTAGTAAAGATGCTCAGTTCAAATTGCATATTATATGGAACTGGCATGAAAGTTTTTTTTGTCTCAGTTCCATCATTTTTATCCTTTGATACAAAAGTCTGTGTAGTGCTGACTTTTCTAGAAGGATCATAAGTTAATCCAGTGAACTCAAACGACATTCTTGGCAAAGTAATTGCCATTGGTTTGTTGAGATCAGGAGATTGTTCAATTCTTGCAAGAAATTTCTGTGTTGGTCCATACGCCAAAGGAACTCTGATAGCGGATCCTTCTTGCTGAATCTCTACCGAGTTAAACAGGGTTCCAAAACCAATAATAGTTCTTCTCAGAATTTCGTTATAGAAATATTCAAACATGATTAAACCTTAGACTTTTGGTGCCAACTATACAATTATTTAGGGCATTCCAAATGGGTTTTGCTCGCTGAAGTCTAAAATACCATCTGCGGCCGTTTCAATATCAAAATTATCTGCATAAGGATCATTATTGACCGTTTTATCAATTGTTGTCAATGTACGTGTCGCTCCTGATGTGGATCCAGTTAATGTTTCTCCTTTAGTAAACGAACCAGAAACATTTGCAACTTCAAGAACATTAGTATCTGCGTCCCAAGATCTAACTCTTGCAGTGGTTCCGCTGGAAGATCCTGTTATTGTTTCATTAAATATAAAACTTCCAGTATTTGTTCCACTAATTGGTACCGCGATAGAAATAGTTGGTGCTACAGAATACCCAAGACCTGTATTTGTCAAATAAATGTTAGTAATGGTTCCTCCTGCACTAACAACAGCAGTTGCTGCTGCTCCAACAGTAGTTACACCAGTTTTAAATACTTCATTTGTAAATGTAATTGTTGGATTGGTTATATAACCACCACCAGAATTTGTAATTGTTACTATTCCTACAATATCATCTCCGATAATAGTAGTTGCAGCAGCACCAGAACCAGTTCCATCAGTAGTTCTAAATGTAACTGTAGGTGCAACTGTGTATCCAGATCCTGGATTTACAACATTAACTGCCTGTACAGATTGCAATCTAGGATTGGCATTTAAATTACAAACATTAATTCCTCCAATCATTGTTGCAATACCAACGGCAGTTACTCCTCCAGATGGAGCAGCACTAATATTAACTGTTGGAACCATTCCATAACCACCACCCCTATTAGTTACTGTAAATGACCTCACACCACCGTTAACAAGACCTGTGACGGCAGTAGCATTAACTGCTGTTCCAACCACTGTGAGGGTTTGTGTGATGCCCTGTACGGTACTAATGCCATCATCAGTCAATCCATCAGATTCATCTCCTAGAAGTTCATTATCAATATCATCAATCCCAGTGGAAATAACCTCATCTTGATAGCGGAAGAGTTCGCAATATAATTCATAAACATAAAGGTTTTGAAGTTGATAATATGGTTTTGCATACTCAATATCTTTGATTTCATAAAGACGATCATCAAGTGGAAACCAAATTAAATCTCCTCCTTTAGGTCTAGTTGATAGTTTAATATTTGCTTGTCCTTGAATAAGGGGTGTTATATAATTCTCATATCTCTCTCTAGAAATAATAAGTCTTACTTCATCTTTTGATTCAATACCAAACTTTGATAGAACATCTCCTGCACCAGAATATGCATCATAGTTATCTACATATGCTTCAATTGGTAGCGCATTATCAAATTTAGATTGAACAACTTCTCTTATGACAGTTTTTTCTGTCATATACTTTCTTGGAATATAATAGATGTCAACACCATACATCCTCAACTGTTCGTTAATCAAATCCTGAACAAGATTTTGTTCAGATCTAGTTCCTTGAGTAAAATATGGATTTAACATTAGCCTATCATATCAAAAGGTGGAAGTTCATATGTATTTGACATAACTTCTTTAATCTTATCTATTTCTTTCTCTGCATCATCATAAATTTGTCTACCATTTAACTCAACTCCACCAGGAAGTTTTACACCTTGAAATTTAATTAAATTTTGTCCCCATTGTCTCTTAAT